TTTTGAGAGTACCTTTTTTAAATTCTCTCATGACCTTTTTAACCTTTTTTTGTTCTTTTTTCACCTATTTTCTCCTTCGTATTTTTCAATCTCTACACTTGGAATAATTTTATCAACATTTGGTATAGATTTACTTAAAATTGTCTTTTCAATTGATGTATTAGCTCTTAGATTAGCTAGTTCTTCGTTTTGTTGCAACTTATCTTGCTTATCTTGTTGGTTCATCATAGCTTTTAGGCGATCAAGGTTAATTTTTTCTTCACCTTCAACACGTTTTCTCTCATTGTCCATAGCTCTAAGGTCTAATTCTCTTGCTCTTAGTCTTGCAACTGGGTCATTACCAAAACCTGATGTAACTTCACGTTCTTCTTTTAGGAATTCTTCCATCATGTTTGCAATCAACACAGCTTTTCTACCTTCAATTCTTTGACTTAACTGTTGAACCTGCATTTGAAGTTGTGGATTTTGTGCAGCCATCTGTTGCATTTGTGCAAGTTGAGGTAACTCTTCTCTAAATTCTAATTCTATTTGTTCTTGAGCCATTAAACTAATGTGTTCAAAAATATTTTTTTCCATAGCAGCCATAACCATCGGATTATTTCTAGCAATGTTAGTTGCCATAAAATTTAAATGCGAAGTTATATGTGCTCTGTGATCTTGACCTGGAAATGCTTGAAATGGTTTCCCAGATAAAGCCATTATGTTTTCTAAACTTGGATCTAAAGGTGCAGGTGGTGCAGGTTTAATTAAAACTGAGTCTATGTTTTTTACACCTAATGCTTCGTACATATTTCTATAAGCTTGATACATGTTGTGCATCTGTGGATTTGATTGTGCCAGTTGCAGCTCTGTCTGCGCGAGGGAAATACGCTGAGTCTGACTAAAGATGTTAGGGTCTGCAACTGGCAGTATATCCACTCTATCATCGAAGTCAGTTTGCTTGACTGTTCTCTGACCTCCTACTACGTCGTATGGATATTCTGGTGGCAAGTATAATTTAAACACTCTTGCTAATAATTTAAATTCAGTTTTTAAAGAAGAATAAATTCTTTTGTGAATGGCAGACATTGTTCTTGAGCCACGTTCTAATAAAGCAACAGTTGTACCAACAGCTGCTTGTTGATTGCCATCACCAATTTGTAGATCCGCAATAGATGCAAATCTCTGTCCAGCTTGAACGACTATACCCATTAAGTTTAATAAAGTTGCAGATGGTTCTTTAAATGGCAACATCATAAAAGAATCTTTTAAGTTACCACCTGGTGCATCTACATCTCTAAACTCACCTGGTTGTATTGATTGCGCATCATCTCTAATTCTAATGCCACGCATTTTAAATCCTGCGGGTAAGTTGGAGAGCGTACCCGCATCCAATAATTGACGAAGAGCTGCTGTTGCAGTTCTAGACAGACCACCAATCATATGGATGAGACCGAAGCCATAAAATCCTAGCCCAGGTAAAAATTTAAAGTGGACAAAATATTGGATCTTACTTTTGTTCTGATCTCCAATCTCGTAATTTCTTCTAATAGATAAAACTTCTCTTGTTGATAATTCTACAGTCACTATGTATGGAATTTTTATTCCAGATGGTTCACCAGATTCATCTTGGTGTTCAAAACCTTCTAAGTCTAAATTAACATGACACTCTAACAAAGTATAAACTTCATCGTCTTGAGATTTTCTCTGGCCTTCTAGTTCTCTTTCTTTTTTCTCTAGATCACTCTCTTCATAGCCTGGAGTTCCTAAATCTATATCTCTATA